ATCGCCACTGCCTGCTGTGTTGAGGGCTTGCGCGGGGATCGTTAGGGTTGAGAATGTTTGATCCTGAATGATCGCATCCAAGTTGGACAGGTAGTTTGCGACCGCCCGATCAAGATAGGCCGTGTCATCGATCAAGCCAGGTGCGTAATACTTGCTCTTGGAGTGCCGATCGCGAGGCACGATTACGGGCACCTCGCCAAGATTGTGAAGGCCGGAATCTTCTTGCTTCACAACCAACTTGCTGGTGGATGCGCCGGTGCTGCCAGATGCAGACCCGCGAATGATAGGTGTCTTTTCAGGGGTGATCAGTTTGATCTTTGCGCCAGCGTCTTTGGCAAAGTCTTCCGTCACAACCTCATAGAGATACCAGTGTGTGCGCGTCCAAAGACGGTACTGAATGACGGTGTCTTGATCATGAAAGAAGCTGCTGTCTTTGCGCGTGACTTCCTTGAACAGAATCCAGTTCAGATTGCCAAAGTCATCGAATGACATATCCAGCGCATCTTGTGGCTTCACAAGATAAGCGAACACACGACCGCCAGCGCGCTCAGCGTCGGCTTGGCTCATTGGGGTGCCGTCTTCGTTTCCGCGAAGTGTACTGTCCATGATGATATACGGCTGCCCGAAGACAGATGTCATCTGGCTCACTTGCCGCATGAATGCATCAATGTCGCGACCGCCTTTAGTGGCCTTCTTCCAGAAGTTCTTGACCTGATCTGGGCAGTCCTTCTTGCGGATGATCTCGCCTTTGAAGATGTACTTCGTGACCAGATCGACAATCTCGCGAGTGTGATTGAAACGATAGGCGCGCTTGATGCGGTCTCCGTATTCACTCGGGCCTTCGCGGAAGTATTTGTGAATGTTTTTCGCAAACCACTCGCGCCCACCGAAGTAGGTTGTTTCGAGAAAATCCCAATGCGCAATGCGTTCATTGTAGTCTGGGTGCCGACGCTCAAAGAACACGGGATCAATCTGGGTCGTCTTATCTGTCACTGGCGGCATATCAACCTCGCTGTTGTGCGCATTGTAACTCACTACTGACTTAATTCAAAGGTCAGAAGGAAACGCCCATTATTTGAATGTCGCGCACGGGGAACTCGACCTCGATAGGATACCCGAAAGCGTCCGTTGCATGCTCGATGCCGGGTCGCTTGTCGATCTCGGAGGTGCCTGTTTTGTATTGGGTTTGCTCAAAACTCTCGATCAGCTTCTTGCAACTGTGGTCGATCAGAACCCGTGATGTGCCGTCACCGGACATCAACATTCGATTGACCGCGTTGACGCGATCTCGAACGCGCGGATGCTGACGGCGATACTTCAGCCGCGTGAACTTCATCTGCTTCAGAATGGCAAAGTCACTCACCCCACCTTTGCCGCCAGCAGAAGACCGCTGGGTTCCGGCTGGGTCAGGGTAGATGATGACTTTGTGTTTTTGACGCCAGAACAGTCGATCCAACTCCTCACCCATTTCCATGGTCGATGAGTTGGTCAGAATGCGCTCACCAAAGACACGCACATTGCCGTCACGCAGTTGGAAAAAGACCGCAGACATGGGGTCTACGTTGAAGTCCATACCCACCATAATGTCGTACTTTGGGTCCATCTTAACCCGCCCGACATGGGTGCTGCGATCAAAGGCGTGATAGACGCGATTTGACATGGTCTCAAACGAAGCCTCGAACTCCTGACGGAATTCCTTTTCATTCATCGTCCGCTTGGCGCGTTCGATTTCACTTGCTGGAATGAAAGGCGATGTGATTGTCTTGAACTGCCAAGACGCCCAGTCCGCATGCTCGGCGGACTGACCATCCATAAACAGATCGTAGAGATGGTTGAAGGACTTTGGCGTCCCGATGAACAGTGCTTGTCCGTTTGTAGATGCCAAAGTGGGCTGAATAACCGTTGACCAAGTGGATGCGCGCATGTCCTGGATCTCATCCATCACAACCGCGTCGAGACCCACACCGCGCAGGGTGTCTGGCTTGTCGGCGCCCTTGAGCTGAATGACAGACCCGTTCCTCAACCAGATTGTCATCATGGTCTCATGAGGGTTGCGGGACATCATCCTGCGCGGGATTGCGTCAAGCAGCTCCTGCCACATGATCTGTCGTGCCATCTGATAGGTTGGCGCGATGTACCAAACCAGAGACTTCTTCTTCGCGGCGGCCTTACGGATAAGCCAAACTTTGGAGAGTTGGGTGTTGTGCGTGGGTAAAAAAGACCGCGTACAGAGATAAAGGCTGTTGGGGCTATCTACTGTGATACAGCGCACAGGAACGGAGTCTACCGACCTAATCCCGACAATGAACCGATGATTGATGCGGAATCTGCGCGCAGCGGGGAGTAAAGCCAACTTTCGGGGAAGTCGAAACACAGAAAGATCGGTCGAAAACTTGATGCGAAACTTTAACCCACAGTCGCGCCCGTTCAAAATAGCACGACCTGTTATCATTCTGGCCTTGATTCCGAGTGATGTGATGAGCTCCATTGCATGATCAGCAAGACGCTGGTTAGTGGATGTGAATTCGCAGTTCCCAGCCTGTTTGTCGCAAGAACCGTCGGTGTCCATCAGCCCCTGAAGCAGAGCCAGGCGCTGCGATACAGAGGATTGAAGATAGATGTTCGGAATGTGCTTGTCGCCAAGAAGATTCAAGCTGCGCATCTTACTCTGAACACGACTTGAACAGCCATGACCTTCAGTAAGGGCGAGTCGCCAAACACCTGGGCGGCCCTCAGTGAGAGTTGGTTCGATTCCAAGAATGACACGAACCTGATCAAGCATGAAGTCTAGATCTTGAGAGCCAACTGTAATCGCCGCACATCGACTATCGCCGTCACCAAGCCAAGCTCCTATAATGTAGGGGTCTATCGAAAGTGTCTTGTTGGCATACTCTACCGGCAGTGCGCAGGGGATGCTGTGATTGTTATCGCCACGATTGCCAATCTTGAGCGTATCGAGCATTTGTCGGGTTGTCACAACAGCAGGGCCATAATCGCCTTTTGGATTACGCCGACTATTCTTGCGCGCTCTATGTGTCCAAGTTGACCATAGATGCTCTTCGTCAGCCACGACGCTGGTGCCGTCGGATAATTCGATCTCGTAGCAGGGGCGATTGTGCATAATCTCATGAGCCTTCACGACACGACAGGGCTTGCCTGTATCATCGAAAACCAGATCACCATCTTTCAGATCACCCATGGTAGTCCAGCCAGAGGGTGTCGGTACTGGAGTGTCCAGCGCGAGAGCTTTTCCCCAACGACGCCCTGCGACCACGCATTTGAAACGAGCAGGGTCGTTGAAGACTGCCATTTGCGCAGGGTGCAGATACAGCCAGCTAGGCTTACCCCCGCCAGGGCCGCGCTTTATGTCGATCGGCGCCTTCACTGGTCTTCAATGTCCAGATTCTTCTCAACGATTTCGATGTCATCCAGAAGCGCATCAATGCCTTCACTGTTGTCAGTGATGGCTGTGGCTGCGGCTTGAAGGTCCGCAATCTGCTCTTGGGTCATCTCAGTGATCAGAATTTCGTCTATTTCGTTTGGATCAATGCCGTCTGAATCAAGACCAAGAAGCGTGTAACGCTCCCTGCGGGTAATCTCCAAAGCTTTCGCCGCCTTACCGAGCGCTGAGATGTCGGCATCAGCGGTGGATATCGCTTTGCCGTTGCTGCGGGCATTGATGATGGATTGCATCGTCATTTTGGCGATGGCTTCGGCATATTTGTAATGCTGTTCTTTGGTTTCTGTGATCCGACGTGCAGAAACCTCTGCCTCGTTTGAGATGGCGGTGTCCATCTTTTCCAGAACCTCGGCAACCCGAGAGCCCTTAACCACTCCGTCACGTCCGAAGCGCTCATGCAAAGACTGAGGCTTAACCCCGAATTGCTCCGCCAACTCCGTGAGTGTTGAAGACCCCAGCTCATAAAGCCGTTTTGCTTTCCCGTACTCCAATGGCGTCAAGGTTTTGTACTTGGGCTTTCTGGGTACGCTTGGCTTTGACTCCTCGTCAGACATATCTTTCCTGTAATGAGGGTGGCCCACCCTCGGGGGAAAGGGTGGGCCAGTGACGAGAGAAACACCTGAAGGCGGGTGAACCTAAGCAGGCTCCACAAGTATAAGGGGAATGGATAAATAATACAAGTCAGCAATGACTTATGCTTCCCGAGGACTGCTGTCGTCAAAATCCTGTATTATTAAGACTTTTTGAGCTATGGGGTATCATAATACCGCGCTTGCAAATAATAGTTGACTCTTAATTACTTACTTATTACGCTCTGCGAGCGTAGCGAGCGGAGTGGAAGAAGTGAGTAAGTCTTACAGTATTATTTACAGAGACTGCGACACTATGTCGCACCCCCATTTCTCAGTCCTCCCTTGACACTGTTTCTTCCCCGAATCCATCCATGATAACTGCGCCACCGGAGCTGTCATCTCGGATTCTATTCACACCCCTCATGGTCGGGGCGAAGACAACCCGCCGTCTGCCTCTGCGTATCTCTGGCTCGGCTTTGACAATCATTCCGCGTCTCAACAAGCCTCGGAGCGTGAAGTGCATCGAACCTTTGGTTGTCTCATAGTTGATGGACGCAAGAAGCTGATCGAGGTCAATCAACTGACCCTCTCCGGGTCCAAGCACAATCTTCTCCAAAACATGAACCTGTTTGTGAGTTAGGCGCGAGCGAAGTTGATCATAGGTTTTCATTTCAAAGGCTCCGTTGTTTTCTGCCTATCAAAAGCTGTCAGCGGGATACGATCAGGTAGTTTGTTTTCCCAATCCGGGTTCATGTAGACGCCGTAAAGTGGCGTTGAAAGCGTGAGCTGCTGAAGTTGGCGCAACACCAGGCTCGTACTCATTTTGGACACACGCTCCAGGCCAATGTCTCGGGCATCTCCGGTTTTCTCGTTTGCCGAGTGTCGGTAGTAAAAGTCTTTGATCTTCTGAATCACCATACCCTGCGCCGCCGCTGGCATTGCTTCGATCTCTTT